AAAAAAAACGGGGGCCGGATGACCCCCGCTTCTCGAGTATGTCGGCCAACTATGCCGGCCACTCAGTCGCCGTGTCAAATGCGTCTTGCGCTTCCTCGCGGCTGGCTGGTTTGTCGAACAAATCCGATTGGGCATATCGGCCATTTTTTTTGACAAGGTAGCCGACCTCATCGCCCAGCAATGGGTGTTCGTAAAAGGTAATTCCGAAAAATTGAAATTCCGTAAGCTTATGCATTTTCGTTTTCTCCATAGTTAACGTCTGGGACATTACAGGATATTCTCGACAATGAGAAGCACAAAAAAACGGGGGCGCAAAGGCCCCCGCTTCTCGGCAATGCATGCCGGTTATGTTGCGCGGTTTCCGCGCCCGTATTTCGTGGACCACGTATAGAAATAGTCGCCATCAAAGAAAAGCCCGTTTGGATTAACGCGGACCGGTTCGGGGCCGCCAAATGGGCATTGATCAAGATATTTCTGCGCCGCCAATAAGCGGTTTTCACGCGGCTCCAATTCGTCCCGCCATTCCATAGTGTAGCTGGGGTTGCGGCCCATGTGTGCGGGCACTGATTCGGTAACTATTACGCGGGCGGGTTTTGTATTAGTCGGGCCAACATAGCGGACCCGTAGTGCTTGACTGTCTCTATCCATTTTTTAAATCTCCATAACTAATGAACACCTGCGACAATATCGGACCAGTCCCAGAATGTGAAGCAAAAAAAAACGGGGACCGGCTGGCCCCCGTTTTCATTCAATGCTTATTCATTTCAAGCCCCCCATTTTTAGATAATCAAAAGCAGATATGCGCTTACGATAAGCCCCAAGGTTACAAACACAAATTGAGTCATGCCGCGACCTTGTTAAGCAGGGCACCGGCCTTGCTTTCGACCTCGATGCGGGCGTCTTGATGGGTTACGTCCCGCGCTATTGCGGTAATCCCCTGCGCCGCGTCCCATACAGAGCGCATGGGTCGGCCCTCTTCCTTTTCGTGTCGGGCAATTGCCGCACCGGCCATGCGTTTGGATAGACCGGCCCGCTTTGTCAAAAATTCAAGCTGGCTGTCTTTATCATCCATTACCACTGCATCCTGCGCCGCTTTTACACCTTCGAGCAGGGTTTGGCTCGAACCATTGGCAAAGCTTTCCAAAGCCGGTTGCGCTTCCGCGCTCCATTTATCCGCCGCGAATTTGGTGTGACGTATCTTGATTTCTTGGAAGTTTTCAACGCCCCACAAATTTCGATTCATGCAAACCCCTCTTAGATACATGGCGGCCAGCCCTGCGGTTTTGCTTCCGGTCTCAGAATTCCAAGCATAAAAGCCGCGAAACACTAAGTCAGGCGAACCATCGGCAAGCTTTCCGATTTCAATTGGGTGGGTATCGTCGACTAAGAAAACGAAAACGTCACGGTCACTCGCAAACAGGGTTGTCGTATCAAGTGACACCGGCACGAATGGGTCATACAGTCCGCCCGCGACCATCATACCCGGAACCTTCCAGCGTTCGGGGTCTGCAAACTGTTTTATAGCCGTCAGCAATTCATGGTCATATATGCGACCATAATCCGGACCAGTCGCCGCCCGCAATTGCGACCCGCTAGTTTGCCCGCTGTAGGTTTTCACCAATTCACGGCCCCTGTTTTGCGTCAAGCCCCATTGCATCGCATCGGCGGCAAGCGGTGCCGGTAAGCTCCGCAAATATCCGGCGGGGGCTCCGGCCAGTTGTGCCAATTGATTAAAGGACCAATTTGATGGGGTGTTGATATGTTCCGCCCCGTTTTCATCCGTATAAGTGACCTCGATATGCCCATGCCTCAGATTGCTTTCGTCAATCTCCCCCTCAATTTTCATTTTGTGGGTGTTCACGATTCTGTCGGTCATGCCCGCCGCGTCTGCTTGTTTATGAGCAAGCATTTCATCGACAGACAAAAAACGCTCATCGGCTGGCCGGTTCCACCAATTGTTAGAAACCGCGCTGTTACCAATGCCATGCGCTATTGCGTCAGTTTTATACGCCGCTGTTGCGGTGATTTCTGTAGTGGTTTGCATGATTATCTCCTATGCAAAAAAACGGACGGAATTGCCCGCCCGCTTTTTATGGCATAATTTCGCATAATCTCCAAGCTATTTTTTCAAAAGTTATTTGCGGGCGATTGCATCCGCTTTCTTGGTCCGGAATCCATGCGCCGGAAAGCCGACAATGGCGGCGCGGTTTTGGTTTTGGCATAAGCCACAAGCGGCGCAATCCATTTCATCTAGAAAGGTCGCGGGGCACACTGTGATCGACCGGCCCGCTGGGGTTTGTTTGTGCAATTTAGAAAGCCGCTTTTTATAATTCGACAAGCTTTCTTTTTTTGCCCTCCCGTACTCGACCGGCAATAACGCAACAACGGGGCCTGCGTTTTCGTCGGCCAATTGATCAGCGTGCGCCGGATTATTTCCTGACAAGTTAACGGTAAACCCCGCCGCATTCGCGGACCGAATTGCTTTCTTGTTTGCCGGATTATTTATAATGTCATGGTGCGTGTAAGTGAAGCCGCGCTTTCCTTTGTTTGCTTGTGCAAGCTGGCGAAGCTTTTCGGCGTCAATTGTCACGCCGTCAGATATCAAGTCACCGGCCACATTATGACGCCATAACCCGCGCTTCATAACTTTGCTTTTTACATTTTCCAAAAAAGCGGCCCAGTCGTCGCCGCGTTCTCCCGCGGTAACCTTTTGCCAGTTCATAGCAGTTGGCCCGCCGTCAGCATAACAGCCCGCATTTTTCAGCGGGCACGATTCTGGACAAGCTTTTGCGCTTGTCACTGTGGTCGGTATTGGCCCAACCTTCCGGTTTCGGCTGACTCTAGTAAATTGTGTTTTCATCTCATTCCCCAAGTCTTAGAAAGTCCCATACATAAGACAAAAGAAAAGCCGCGTCAAGCGGCTCTTCCATTATCTCCGTCGACGTGTTCTCCGGCGGGCTCTGTTTGCATGTTTTTTATAATCAGGGCCGTATAAAATTTTGCCCAATAAATCAAATAAAAATATCATTTTAAGGTTCTCCGTATTCCATCCAAGTAACTTCCACATTTGTCCGCTCATCGCTCCAGCCCTCAATTTCAGTAATATCTTTTTCACCGGTTTCCAAAGCTTTCACTTCTTCCGGTTCAAGGTCTAATACATAGGTGGCAGTGATTTTTGCCGTGGCGGGTTTGTATCGGCGTGTCATATCAGGCACCAACCATTTGTAGCGTCCGTATGATAATCGTCATTCTCATCGGGCCCATTGCACCGATAAGCAGTACACAATATTTCGCCGTCTATTTGGCAAAAACGTAGGTCAAACACTTTCCACGCTTCTCCAATTTTAATATAAAAACCATACCAAAAATTTTCGTCTTTATCGTAACCTTCGGCTAATTCTTTTTTATACGCCGCAAAGCCATCTCTAAATTGGCAGAGAATTTTTACTTTTTCTTCGGGACTAAACATGATCGGCCTCCGCCGAAAAAACTTGAAGCCCGATGCAACAACCTTCCATCAACCGATCTCGAATAAATAAAAAATCATATTCTTCAACCGTTCTTTTAATTGGATACAAAAATTTATACCCGTCATGTTTGTTGCCGGACCGGTCTATGCGTTGCCAACCGCCTTTAGGGTCGAGAAATAAAACATTTCCAAGGTCGTCAATTTCAATGCTATCGGCTGGAATAAATCGGTGACGCATTTCCTGTGCATCAAGGTCGAGCGCATCCCTAAGATGAATGTACAAAGTCATGATGCATCCTCCTTTTCCTCAATATCAATAATGACATCTTTAATGTGATCATCCCAGATTATCTCTTTTGCCTCTTCGCGGGCTTTTTCCTCATTTGCCGCTTCGATATCAAAGCTATGATACACAGTTATTTTAACTTTATAATTTTTCACCACATATCTCCGCCATTGCTTGCGTAGTTGTGCGGGTCTTTTCTCCATTCGTAATACCCACTCTCGTGCGCTTCATCGTGAAACTTGAAAAACGAGCCATTGCAATATTTGTATCGGTTGTCGTGCTCACGAAAAACCTTGGCATAAACTTCGTTCATATCTTTGCCAGTAATCAGCACGTCCGTGGTTTTTGGATTTTTATCCCAGCGTCCATGCGTCTGTGTTATTTTGAGTTCCATATCAAAATCTCCTCTGTAATGGAGACCCATCTTTATGGGATTAACTGGGGCATGTCAACTGCAAAATTTTATCCCAATCAAAAGGCTCTGCACAAACCAAAGCGGGCTTTGTTTTTTTTATGCCATCGGTTGCTAAATCAATTACGGATTTGGCCGGATACACAAGACAATCGGATGTCCCGTCTTTCTTGCGCTGTTTTATAAAAACCCAAACGGACCCGTCTTGATGGCGGGCGTGCCAGCTTACTTGAGAGGGTTCAAAGTGAACTTTATTGGTTTCGGTATATTTCAGCTCAACAAAATGAAACATGCCCGTTTCGTCGTAAACTAAAACGTCAGGCGTCCCAGCCCCAACCCAGCATTCAAGTCGCGTCAGCTTGATCTTGCGGTCCAGCTTCTTCACCGCTGTTTTGAACTGCTGGTAAAATCCGTTCTCGCTCCGGCGCGCTATTGTCGGTTGCTTCAACTTCTTCTGGGTCAACATCAATAGTTACCCCTTGATAGGATTCTTTGATTTCTTTCAAAGCTTGCAAGACTTCTGTTTTCGACATGCTGTCGATGGTGCCGTGGCGAATCTCTGATTTGTTCACGTAAATATCGCCCTGCGCCTGACCCCGACGATATTCCGCTTGAACTGCCGCAGAGTAAGCACCGTTTTGCAGGGCTTCATCTCTAATCTTCTGCAAGTCTCGAACGTGCCGACCAAAGGTAATTGCAAACTTATGGTCCAATTCTTTTCGGTATTCTTTTATCTGGTGAACAACGTGTGGGCTAATGTTCGGGTTGGTCAATTCATAAGCACGGGTGTGTGCGCTGTTTTCAGCGTACCCCGCGTTTATCGCAGCTTCCCTCAAAGTTATCTGCCCGTCATTGCTGACAAGCTCTTTAACAAACAGTTCTTGCTTACGGGATAGGGGCGTATGAATGGTGCATTTCTTCCGCCCGCGGGTCTCAGGTTTCTTTGCCATACCCAATAAGTAACGCATTTACCTATATAGGGTCAAAAATATTTTTTTAAAAAAAACAGGCCAGACCCCCCATAAGGCGAATTTTGATCTAAAGGTAACACCATTAATTTAAAAGGTGTTACCATTTATGTTACTGGAAAAGCCTTATAGTATAATCGTTTAACCTACAGGTAACACCGGTAACGGAGGTAACACCCTGTAAAATGAAAAAAATATTTTTTTTAATTTGAGCTCTATATAGGTAAATGTTACTGCAAACAAAAAGGGCGACCCGAAGGCCGCCCCTTATTCATGCTTTTGTCCAGTAGGTGTTTACTGGCCTGTAACGACAGTCCCACTTATCGTAGACATCTCCGTCTTTTACGGCAGTCAAATGACCGCTATTAAGAACAACGGCTGTGCCTTGGAAATCCCAATTACCCAATTTAATAAGCTTGCCGTTTTCATCGCGTGGGCATTTGTTTTTTACCCATCCTTTGTTTTGGAGATATGCCTCGTGAACGGGCGGCATATCAGGAAAGCCGCCCATCTCCATACCTAGTTCCATCAATTCCATAAATGTAGCATTGTAAGGTTGGTCAAGCGCGATGCTTATTGACCGCACCACACAATCACCGCCAAACGCCTTAGTGCATTTATATCCAGCGGCTTTTCGGCCACCATCAGTTTCGTAAAATGTTTTTGTCATATCACTCTCTGTAGTTGGAAAAAGTTTCAGGCCCCCGGTCCGTGATCCGCGGTACGCGGCGCTTGGTCCGGAGTTGGTTTTTCTATTCACGATGTCAAACAGCGGCTCTCTTTTTGGAGCATCCTATAGTATCGCATATCTATACGATAAAGTAAATGCGACAAACTGTCGCAGGCAAAATCGTTATTTTTCAATGACTTAGGGTGCGTCATCCTGTCGCACCATTTTTCTCTAGCAAATTCCAATAACATCCCATATATTCACATCACGTTCGTTGAAAAGGAGTATGAATTAATGGACGACATTTATCAGATAGAAGACATTCCGCTTACTAAAAATAGGGAGCGGTCAACTAAACTTTCTAAAACACTTGCGGTGCTAGAGGTCGGGCAATCGTTTTTGGTTCCGGAGCCGCTGACCGCGGACGACGTTAAGAAGACACGGGCTAACGCTTACCAGTGGGGACAAAGGAAGGGTCGTAAAATTTCGACACGCCGGTTCAAAGGTATTGGTCTCCGAATCGGGAGGCTGGCATGAAGCGTAACTTTTTTCTGACGCTGACCTATTGCTTTGCAGCACTTACGCTGGCGTCTTTTATTTTTAATCCAATTGATGCGGTCATGATTATTTTCAACATGATCTTGTTGGGCGGTGCCATTGGGTTTGGGTTAGCCGCTAGAGTTTATAGCAGATAGGAATTTTTAGTAATGAGCAACGATTTACAAATAATTTGGAATGCGCTCCATAGTTTTCAATTTCACGTTCTTTCAAATCCCACTGACGATGACGGTGAAAAAAAAGCGGAAGTGGAATGGAACGAGGTATGCACTGCAATGGCTAACATTCAGGAAGCCTTGGACGATCCCACTAACTATAACGAGGGTTTTTAATCATGGACGACGAACAAGCAAAAACTATTCAGCGGGCTGTTGAACTGGCCCGCGCCAATACCAAGAAACTGCAAGAACCGATGCAACATACACTTCGTAAGCGCAAGCGGTTGGAGAAAAACAAACGATGACCAAAAAAACAAACAAACAAGGTATGACACCAGCAGAAGCAGAAAAGCGATTTAAAGAAATCAATCCAGAGCGATATGAATTTGTTAAACTTTTTGGTTGTTTCGGCTACACCGCTACTGGGCAACCTATAGAGTGGATATCAAAACAAGAGTTTATGGAAACCGAAAAAGAAACAATGCTACGCAGGAAGCGAGAGCACAGGAAGCGACTGAAGAAGCGATGACCAAGTTTAATAAAAAGACACGGCAACGGATCGTGGACGAATACCTTCACGCCTCTGGCAAAAATCATTTCATCTCGCAAGAGTTTGTGGATTGGGTGGCGCAACGACCAGAGCATGAGTATTACGGCACATTGTTTGATAAGAGCGATGCGGAGCGGGCTAATCAGTCTCGCGTCGATCAAGTTAATCAAATGATTAGCGGCCTGAGAATTACGGTCACTGAAGAAGTGAAAGTAAATAAAGAAATTACATTCAGAGTTACTGAATACCCCAGCTACATATCGCCAGTGGCGCGACGTAAAAGTGGTGGGGGATATGATGCGTTTGATCCGCACAATCCAGCGGATCAACAGGAATTGCGACGACAGGCGGGCACAGCCCTCGCCTCGTGGCTCAACAGGTTCCGCGGTTGCGCGGAGCACAACGGGATAAATGTAAGCCCGATTCAAGACATCGCGGAAACGCTCCGTGATGACATAGTTTAACCCATTAAAACAGGAGTACCAAAATCATGGGTGTTACTAAAAAAGAAATTAATACGGAACTAAGTATTAAAAGACTGAACCAGCATTCGCTAAAGCTGCGAATGATTGGCCGGACGCCGCTATATTTTAATAGTATGTCGGCAAAGGCCCAGCGCGATCTGCTTATTGGGGCAAAGAAAAAGACTGCCGCCGAAAAGCAATTGATCAAGCACAATCCGGAAAACGAGTTTCGGAGTTCAATGCACACGCAAGAAACTGGTGACACACTATTGTGTTTTCCAGCGATGGGCGTCAAAGGTGCAATGGCTACCGCGGCTCTTGAAACGGACGGTATCAAAAAAACCACCGTCCAGCGCCTGATTTTTCTGCCGCAAGAACACATAAATATCTGGGGCACTCCATATCTCAAAATGGATGTTGTCAAATCGGCAGATATGAACAGGACGCCGGACGTTCGCACGCGGGCTTATTTACCAAACTGGTGTGCAGAGATTACTATTGAATATGTAAGCCCTGCCCTAAACCCGCATAGCGTTGTGTCGCTACTGTCTAACGCCGGGACCATTATTGGTCTGGGTGATTTCCGACAGGAAAAAGGGCGCGGATCATACGGCACCTTTGATGTGTTTGACAGCGAGTCTGACAACGAAGTTTGGGACGAGATCACGAAAGAAAACCGTGAAGTCCAGCAAGCTGCGTGGGATGAACCTGTGGCATATGACAGAACAACACGCGAATTGATGCAGGAAATTATTCACGAGCGTATGCGTCGTGATGAAGCTGCATAAATAGAATTAGGGTTGGTCACATATGATCTTTCGGGGCGACCTACTGCGTCTCGTAATTCGTAGCTCAGATCGTTGCTCAACAAATCCCGTTAGCTTTCTTTGTTGAGATTTTCGCAAGGCCGGTGACTGTAATATATGGCGGCAAATTTGGGCATCAATAGGAGTACCACTGGCGGCGGTCTGTCTGTGCCTTGGCAGACCGCCGCACACGGCGGTTAAGGTTGGGTGAGTTCAGGTCCGGTCTGTTCCGGCATGGTTAGGTAATACGGTAAAGGCGAGGTTAGGTGAGGTTTGGCGGTTAAGGTAAGGTTGGGCGAGGCTCGTTTAGGTGAGGTTCGGTCGGGTTAGGTAAGACGGTTGAGGCATGATTGGTTGCGGTAAGGTAGGGTCAGGCACGGCGGTGAAGGTGAGGCAAGGCGAGGCGCGGCGCGGTAAGGTCAGGTTTGGTATGGCGAGGCGGTTATGGTACGGCGGTTGAGGCGTGGTCGGTTAGGATCTGGCGTGGTTTGGTATGGTTTGGCGGTTAGGGTCAGGTAGGGCTGGGTCAGGCGCGGCATGGCGAAGCGGTTGAGGTAGGGCGTGGTCTGGTGTGACATGGTTCGGTGAGGTGAGGTATGGTACGGCGGTTCAGGTCCGGTGAGGTTTGGCGAGGCGGGGTGTGTTGCGGTTAGGTGCGGCCTAATATGACACGGCGGTTGAGGTCTGGTGGCGTTTGGTGCGCTTTGGTATGGTTAGGTTAGACACATTTTCTGGGAGGAAAGATTATGACTACTTATTATTCACCTTGGTCCGTACAACAGAACTTTTTTCCGTCGCGATCTACAAAAGCACAGTCAGATTGCGATCCTGTCACCTGTGCAGAGTGCCCCGGCGGGGAAAGATGTGACGGCTACACAAGGCCCGTGAACCGCGGCGCGGATTACGACGGCCTTTTACACGAACCGATAGACAAGTTAGAGGACCATGTTTGACTTTGTTGTTTTAATTTTTGTGATGCCATATACCGGCGAGTTTAAATACATGATCGACGCTAAATACGACGCCATGTCGGCAATGGAATGTGTACAAGAGGCAGAGGACTACAATGCTTCGGAGCCGCACGGGGGTTTTTCGTTCGCGGCTTGCGTGCCGTTGTTTAATCCGGCCCTTTCGGAGCCGGATGAAATACCTGACCTTTTACAGGATTAATTCGGACAGGATAGTCCCGATACCTACCAAGATAGCTGTTGCTAGATGGCTCATCAGTGCACCTCCGTTTCGTCGTCGCGATCCAGTTCGGCTGCCATGACGGCAGCATTTTGCATACATACGGCTATGAGCCCTGTTGCTACTGGTATTGACGGTGAGTTTATTAAAATACGAAATATGAGCGCGGTCAGAGCCGCGGAGACAGCGGTGGTGCCGCCATCTCCTTGAAGCTCTAACTCGTCCATGAGTTCGTGCGTCTTCTCTTGTGCTTTATCAAAAAACACTTCTAGGTCTAGCCTTGTAATATTCTTCGCCAACTCAGTCGTAGCTCCTTTGCCTTGTGAGGCTTACCGTCAGCTTCAAGCTGGGCGGTTGCGCTGTTAATTAGTTTTTCAACATTGGCTACAGCTTCTGGAAACCGCATAGGCTCTTTCCGGGTTTTCGATTGCGGTTGAATGTTCATCGCTGCATCCTCGTGTTGAATTGATTTAGGGTCAAATATCTCTGCAAACCAGTCCATTTATGGTACTCCTCTTTTGTAGTTCACACAATTGTATACGACATTATGCGATATTTGTCAAAGAAAAACCCTCCAAAGGACTTGGGATACTTTGGAGGGTTCCACTACAGAGGTGGGTTGGATGGCGGTAGTCAGGACCGCATAAACCCACTACCAACATAAGTGATAATCTGGGATTGTCAAGGTTTTATTCTAAGTCACTCAACTTTATTGAGCCGTCGGCTAAACCATCTAATATTTGATCGTCGGTTAGATCGTCATACAACAAACGCTCACCAGTGCCGTTGCAATGCAAACAGACACCTTCACTTTGTTCTTTATGAAATATAAAATCTACAACCGATGAATCGTGTAGTTTTTCACCGGTGCCGTCGCAATAAGGACAATCCCTATCATCCGGCCTTTTCTTTGACATTCTTCACATAGTTTTGCCAGACAAGCCGGAACTGACCGGTAATCGTTCGGCCCTCGTCTTGAGCATGTTCTTTCAGTTCCAGATAAATATCAATCGGAACGATAACTGATTTGTATTTTTCGGTATCCATAAAACACTCCAAGCTTATACGAGAACCTATGTGATTTTATCAGTAAACGCAAGAGTTTATTTCGCTTCGCCCCAGCTTGGGCCCAATTCGATATCGCACTTGTTTGGAATTTCCAAGAGCACGGCTTGCTCCATTATCTCAGCTATTTCTTTGGCCTCTCCTTTGTTTTTCACAGACATAGCCATCTCGTCGTGGATTTGGATCATTGGAGTTTTGCCAGACTTGTAGATGTTCACCATTGCCTGCTTGGTCATGTCCGCGGCAGACGCTTGGATTAGCCGGTTCAATGCCTTGTAGGTGTAAGCCCGCTTCAAGCGCGTAGTTTCGCCGTACTCTTGCACCGCTTCGCGGTAGGGCAGAGCTTTGTTCATACCAAACGTGTCGGGTTCCCAAAGATCGAATCGGCACTTGCGGCCCAGTATGGAACGGATGGACCCGCTGCTGCTCTGGTCGTTCAGCCGGTTCTGTACGCCGGTCATAAGACCTTTTACAAAAGGCACGCGGCTATGATACTGGCGGATAATTGTTTTGGCTTCGTCAACCGGTATGTCTAACTGCTCCGACAGCTTATTCACGCCCATGCCGTACATCATACCAAGGTTAATTACCTTGGCTTGCTTACGTCCGATCCCGGCCATTTCTGCGACCATTGTATGAAAATCCATGTCAGGGTTTTCGCGATAGCCGTCTACAAATTCACTTACCCCGTTCAGTTCTAGGTTACGGCTTTTGCCGTAGACATGAGCGTAATGAACTAGAATCCGCGGTTCCTGTTGCGAGAAGTCTATTGCAGCCCACTGTTCGTCTTCTTCCGGCAAGAACAGACTACGAATCAAAGGTCCAAGTTCCGGGTCCCGCGCAGGAATTTGCTGCAAGTTCGGATTGTTCATGCTGATCCGGCCAGACACGGTTCCGCCATCATCGGAGCGAATTTGGTTTATGTGTGAATGTATGCGCCCGTCCGCGTGGCAGTGCTTCATGATCGTATTGATGAATGTGCCGCTGGTCTTGTTAAGGTTACGCGCTTCAACAATCAGTTTGGGTAGTTCATGCGTGTGGTCGGTCAGAAATAGTTTCGTGAACGACGGTGAGCCCTTATCTGTGCGCGGGTAAGGTATGCTCAACTGGTCAAACGCTTTTGCAATAGAGGCCGCGGCCCATATTTCAACGTCACTGCCGACAAGGTCTTTTATCTTCTTCAGGACTTGCTTTTCTTTTTTGAGAAGCGCGTTCCGCGTGCGTTCGACTTTGTCCTGATCTATACGAACACCGCGCCATGTCATGTCTACTAAGCAGGGCAGTAGGTCTAGTTCGAGGTTTGCTATCTGCCAGAGGTCCTCTTTGCCCAGTTCAACTTGGAAATAATTCCAAAGCTCTAACGTAAGCTCCGCATCGCCTTCAGCGTAGGGGCCGACATACATTGCGGGCATCTTGAACATCTCAGCCTTGGGGTCCAAACCAAAGCTGCGGGCCGCTTCGGTTAGCCCTTTTTCAGATTTCACCTTGCCTAGTACGTCATATGCGATTGCATTTAAGCTGTAGCTGAACCGGTTTTCGTCAAGAATGCTAGCTATCAGCATTGTGTCGATTATGCGCCCGTTAATGTCGAAGCCCATTTGCTTGATCCAGCCCGCATCATACTGAGCGTTATGCATGATTTTATCGGCGGGCGATTCAAATACTTTTTTCAGCCAGCGGTTTACAATCTTTTCGTCCAGATTACCGCCGTGCTCGTGCCGGATGGGTATGTAACCGGACCAGCCGTCAACGGCTATGGCATAGCCGACAACTTCACCGTCACCTGTCGGCCAGCCGGGACCGTTAGACTTCAGGTTCGGGTCCTTGGTTTCAACGTCCACGGCTATTTGTTTTGCGTCGAATATTTCGGGCAGTTCAAGCGGGGGCACCCACTCGCTTTTCGGCGTATCAAAGGCTAACTGTAGGCTCATTTAGACCTCCGTTATATCTTCTTGAAGGGGTGGGATGGCGGCTTCTCCGCCAAGTGCGGCATATCCCGCGATGTCTACCCAGCTATCTTCGTGTTCGCTGTCGTGGATTAGACGAGACATTTTGACGGCTATCATGCACAGATAAACGTCTTGTTCGCTAACCGCTTGATCCAAAATGACAGACCAGAGCTCTGCAATACGTTTATGATTTACGCTGGGTTCGCCGTATTCTTCGTCCCTATCTCCATTTACCAAGGACTCCGCCTTTTGTAATACTGTCTCTCGTCTCATTTTTTTTGCTTTCTTGCATTTATGGGGTGGTTTCTGTGCTTTCTTGCGTGCTTGTAGTGTTCAAAAACCTTTTTTATGCAGCCCAATATGCCGTGCCATACAAAGGGGTAGTGCACCCATTCGCCGTTTTTCCAAACTAAGCCTATGCCCCAATGCTGGGACGGATATTCTGTCTTCCAGATTCTAAATCGTGGGTTCATATCTGATACGCCTTTGCAAAGTTCTGCGGCTCAACAAGAAACAGGTTTTTCTTTGTGCGGGTCACGCCTACATAAAACACGCGGTGTAAATCGTCCGGACTATATTCAGAAGATTTTAGCGCCGCGGGCGACAGGTCGGTAAACAAGACGACGTTTTCAGCCTCACCGCCTTTTGACCCGTGGATCGTGGATATATTTATGCGGGGCAGAGCATTGAACTTCTCACCACGACGCAAGAGCGCAGTAATGTATGCGCGTTCTTTTTCTGGCAAGCGGTCCATCGCTTCGTGCCAGATCATATCTATTGTTGCAAGCAGACCTTGGCTGTCTTGTAGGTATTCGAGTGTAACCATGTCGTCGTCGCTTACCTGTGGCAGCTTTTTGAATCCACGTTTAATGCGCTTGTTGGCAGACATATACGAATAGATAATGCGGGCTGTGGCACCGGTCACCTCACGACCTTTGCGTAACTGCTCCCAACCGTTTACAGCTTCAGACATCTTTTCGGAAATGGACCGTCTTCCGCGGTAGCTGTAAAGGTAACCCCGGTTTTTCAAATCCTGCATGGTTTCATCCAACAAGTATGCGGCTTGTGCCAAAATCAACCAATCCCCCGTTCCAAAGTTTATGGTGTTGGTATTTACTACTTTCTCTATTAAACCATTGTCTTGCTTGGGAAAATAGTTTTTTGGAACACGGCGGCGAATTCGTTTCGCTATTTTACTTGCTATTGCATGGACGTTTGACGGTATACGGTATGACTGTTCTAGGACCTCGAAGCCTCCGTTTAGCCCAATAAAATGGTCTACATCTGCCCCAGCCCAGCGATAAATTGCTTGGTCGTCGTCACCAGCGCAATAAATACGTTCGCTGTGTTTTTCGATTACGTGGGCTACGTCCCACTGTAGGGGCGACAGGTCCTGTGCTTCGTCAATAAAACTGACCTCAAGTGGCGGGCAATACTGACTACCTTGTTCGACAAATACTTCAAGCATGTCCGTAAAATCGTAAAGGCGTAGTTTATTTTTGTATTCCTGAAATGACCGCGCCACATAACTCAAGCTCGACCACTCTACGTCTACATCGCTTTCATCATATTGTCTGCGTAATGGTATTTTCTTGAGACGCGCCAAGTTAATCAGGCTGATATACGGGTTGTCCCGCTTGTTAAAATCAAACACATCGTCACTGCTAGCGGCATTGACAGCACCAAGGTCCACGCCCAAAGTCGCGCCTAGCTCTCTGTAGTGCTCTGGTTGCATGATCTGTTCTTGGCGTATGCCGGATAGACGCAAAGCGAAACTGTGCAAGGTCCGAAACCAAGGCAACTGGTCTCTTTCCAAGTCAAAGCGCTTCACCGCGCGGTCTACCGCTTCGTTTGCAGCTTGGCGCGTAAAGGCAAAATAACCGATCTTGTTTGGATGAACACCGTCATTCAACGCATCGTCAACCTTGTTAAGTAAGGCAGTGGTTTTACCCGTTCCGGGCGGGCCATAGATACGAAAAATTTTGGTGTCCATCTTACGTCACGGTTTGCTGCTGATAATCAACGACATCAGTTTCTTCGATGTCCTCAATAGCTTCTTCAAGGGTTCCAAAACGCTCAATGAAAACAGGACTGCTTGGGCCTACATAGGCGTCAACTACATTGAAAAACATAAACTCTTCAGCCTCTGTTTCTGTCATGCCATCCCGGTCAACGAGCACTTTGATGCATTTACCCAAATCGTAAACAGCTATTCTAAGACTACCCGCCCTATGCGCTGTTCCGACAAAAGCTTGATCAAATCCGTTTGCTATAATCAAAACGGAGCCTCCTCTTGGTTAAAAGTTTTTGTGCTAATCTCCACTTCTGGGCTATCGAAAGCAGGTATGATCCACACCCGTATCGGTTTGCCCTTCACCTTTAGCAGTGTACTTTCTCCACCCATATCGCGCAATCTCTGTGCAATCTTGTGGCTTTTGTACTCAAAAAACTTGTTACGTTTCAGAAAGTTTTCAAAGTCTTTCAAACGAAAATATGTCTTGCTTATTTCTTCATCTGTCCAAGGCCGACGCAGCAAAATCTCTTCTTTGTCTTGCGCTTGCTGCATGTTCGAGCAGAAGTCTTCGAGATATTCATAGAACTGTCCGCTGATGCTTGCATCTTGTGCCACTTCAATAATGGCGCTTTCGTTGTCCTTCATCTCGTTCATCAGAGCACTGATACGGTTTTCCCAAATCTGCTTGCTTACCGACATAGGCATAAAGTTAAGTTGTTCCATGCACATTTTCTGAAACACGGGCTGGCTTAACAAAGCTTCTGTGTCCAGTTCCAAGGGTTCTCCGTTTACATCCAAAAACCAAACGGGCGGCACAGAGTTGTACTTACGCAAGTTACCAATCGCGGCGTTTTGTATAGCGGCACCGATACCAAACTTTCTGGTCTGACATAGTTCTTTGTTGCAGTGTGAACTAATCGGCGCATCATTGCATTTGTATGCGTAGTCCTTTTTCTCCAACTGCTTTGCCACGATGTTCACTTCAGACAACGGCAAGGGTGGGTCGAGATACTGCATGTTGTAGGTCAGTATTTCTGACTCCCAACTGTCTGGGTAAGCCTTACGCAGATACACCCCTAGATTAAACAGCCCATTGTTTCTACCGCCCTCGCTTATTTTGCTCTTTGCTAGAATTTGCAGACAAGGTGGCCCGTCATAAAAACTTCCGCCGCTTGCCTCGTCACCGATTTGCAGTTTGTGTAGCTGCTCGAGTGTTTGTTTGTACTTTTCGTAAAGCTCGAAAAATTCTTTCAAAGTCGCGCTTGTACCATCGTCTAGGAAGGCGTAGCGCAGACCCTCTTCGGCGTTGTAATACGGTAGGTTTAAGAAATTACCTACGTCATCACGTTCCAAATGTAGCTTGACCTGTTTGGGAAATATCTCACTGCCACCATAACCAAGTGCGGCAGCAATCTGCTGTAGTGTTGCTTGCATGTCCTTCGCGTCCACCCACTCCGTGGTGAACAAAAAGCAGTGCGCTCCACCTGACTTCGACCGGCACACAACTAAGGGTAGATCAAGCTTACGGATTTTTTCAATTAACAGTTTGTGGTCCAGAGGGTATTGATCAATATCAATACACCCCCAGACGCACTGGTTTTGCTCGTTGATTGGAATGATTCCAATTCCCGTGCCCTTACCAGCAAGGTGGTTTTTCCAAGTTTCGTTAGTCCGCGGTTCGCGTATGACTGCGGCCCGTCCAGTGGACTTGCCATTCGCCGCAGTTTTTTCAATTTTGAAAACGCCATACGCTAGCTGCAAACCATCAAAGATGGTTTTAAATTTTTTGACAGACATTTCGGCCCCCAAGTGCCAAGGCGGAGCACTGCCCCGCCTCAGTTTCTAGAACGGGCTTGCTTCTGTCGCTACAGCAGATTCGTTTTCGTGTTTGACGACAACTTCGTCAGCTTGGATAGACCGTGAAAACTCCTTAGCCGCCTGATACAGCCCAGCGTCTTCCAGTAATCCGACTTTGCTGATTTCCCAACCGTGCCAGTTGCCCTTGTCATTTGACTCTTTAAGTGTTGTCAAATGATACATATGGCTAAACCGTGGCGGTGTAAACAATCCGCTCTTGCCTTCAATTACGGTTGAAGAAATCATGGAGTTCCATTTTTTACTTTTCTTCAACTGTGTCGCTTTCATCGCAATCAGCGCAGCTTCAAACGTCTTGTCTTCTTTCACAAGCAAAACAAAATGCTGATGCGTGTCTTCCAGATAGTCACCGGAACTATCGGTCAGCATGTCTTTGTTTGTGTCTTTATCGCGCTTGGTTTCCGGCATCACATCGCCGGGTGTGAAGATAGCCTTGGGGGCTTTCATACCAGAGCCACGAGGTGCCCACTGAAGAAACCGACGATTGTAATGACACGGCACAACTTTGATGCCGTCTTTTCCGCTAAACAACTCACCGCTTACAGTGTTGTAAACCATGCCCGGTGCGGCTCCCTCTACATTGTCCAACTCGTCAGACAAGCCGCTAAGTATTTTCAAAAACGGCAGGGCAAGATCTTCCTGACCGACGTTTTCATTACCAAGGCCCGCGTCCTGTTCAAACAGGTTTACGTCCATTTTTGCAACTGCTGATTTTTTTGAGGTCGTTGCTACCTCACCTTTTTTAGCCATTTTACTTGCTCCGTTTGATAACTGCACGTTGGCCAACGTAGGCCCCGAAAAGTTCACTTGGAAATTCATCGCCGTTTTCGACCCGCTCTTTGATAAAAGCGCGGAGCGTACTACTGTGAATTTCTTCTTTTTGTGAAGGAATGAAGCCCTCTTTTTCAGCGAGAGCCGCGAACGCCGAAGCGTTGTCGTCTTCACCGCGCCCGAAAGCACAGGTGACTGTGTTTTTGATGATATCATCATATCCGTTCTCTCTGAGCCACTCATATGCTTGTGGCCTGTCTTCTACTTTGATGGATGCCCCATAGGTCGGTTTAATTGTCACTTGGGAGCCATCCTCTAATTTAAATTCACTCAAGCCGATTTCTTGCAACATGGACGGCAAGTCCTCATCCGTAAGTTTCAACAACTCACGCTTCTTTTCCTTGAGCAGATTTTCGAGATTAGCGATATCATCCTCGCTAGTGCGGATGGCGACTGCCAGTTCCGCGATAGTCGAAAGGCCAACTTGATTGACGCTTTCCACTTTGCTGGGACCGGCGTTAACGTCGGCCTCAAGTTCGTCTAAAAAATCGTTCATTTTTCGTCTCCGTGATTAAAGTTTCTGTCGAAACTTGACAGGTGAGAGAGTATCTGATTTTATGCGCGTGTCAAGGATAAATTATGTACCAATTCAAAACAAAACCATACGCTCATCAAATGACTGCCTTGCAGGAGTCTTGTGAAGCAGAATACTACGCACTGTTTATGGACATGGGCACAGGCAAATCCAAAGTAGCAATTGATACTATTGGATATTTGTATAGTCAGCAAAAGATCAACGCGGCACTGATTATCGCGCCGAAGGGTGTATACGACAACTGGGTAAAAGGCGAAATACCTACGCATTTGTGGGACGCGGTTCCGCGGTCCGTGGTGCGCTGGACGCCAAGCACTTCCAAAAAATATCAAGAAGAGTTGCGTGAACTAATCAAAGAGCCGTTTGCGGGCATGAAGATATTTGTCATGAATGTTGAAGCGTTCAGCACGGCCCGTGGGACGAAAGCCGGTGCTTTGTTTTTGCAGAACAACCCAAACAACATAGTAATTATTGACGAAAGCACAACGATCAAGAACCGCAAAGCGTTGCGGACCAAAAACATTTTGCAGCTTCG